AATCATTTGGAGACAGGTGTTTTGTGATGCCTTTAAAAAACAAAGACGCTTTAAGATCACAAAAAGAGCAAGACCTTATTGGTATACTAAAAATAGGTAATAGTTCTTTAAACGCGCTTAATATCAGCCCAGGAGACACCATAGGCTTTACGCCTGGTAGTGAATGGGATTTTATAATAGATGATCAAAGAGTTTATTGTATGAAATCTAATGATATTGTAATAAAGTATGAACACGAAGGAAACGAAGAAGAGTATAATCCTAGCTGGGCAAAAAGCAGTTGAAGAATTGATTAAAGTAGCTAAAGAAGCTATTGTTGATTCTGGAGATGATATAACAGCTGATAGATTAAAAAATGCTGCTGCTACTAAAAAGTTAGCAATCTTCGATGCTTTTGAAATACTTACTAGAATAGAAGCAGAAGAAGCTTTGTTAAACGATAATCCAAAGGAAGTTAAAGAAGAAAAAGCTTTTAGAGGATTTGCTGAAGGAAGATCTAGGTAATGTACGAACAAACTTTAGTAACAGTATTAAAAGACTATATAAAACCAAAAGTATTAAAAAGGTTAAATAGATATAAGAAGTGGACTTACGGATACAATGAAGAACATGATGTTGTTGTAATTAGTAAGACCGGACAAGTAGGGGAAGTTTACGAAATACAAGGATTAAAAATAGCACTACCTAAAGAAGAAGGTGTTACTGAATTTGAAGGAAACAAGTGGCAATATACTCAATATCCTAAAGAGCTTTCTAAAATTAAATCAGTATTTGATTGGGATGAGTACCCTTCAGATTTTAAAGAAAAGTGGTATGACTATATTGACAAAGAGTTTAAAAGGCGTGAGGAAGGTTTTTGGTTTATTAACAAAGATAAGTCTACTTATATTACTGGCACTCACTACATGTACTTGCAGTGGTCCAAAATTGATGTTGGGCAGCCAGACTTTAGGGAATCAAACAGATTATTCTATATCTTCTGGGAGGCTTGTAAAGCAGATGTACGGTGTTACGGAATGTGTTATCTTAAGAACAGACGGTCAATCAGGCAACAATATCCACAGATTCAAGATTTGGCATTTTATCAAAGTCAGGACCAGACGCCAAAAAGATGTTTACTGATAAGGTCGTCCCCATTTCGGTTAATTACCCCTTCTTCTTCAAGCCAATCCAAGACGGTATGGACAGGCCGAAGACGGAACTCGCGTACAGAGTACCCGCATCAAAGTTTACCAGAAAAAAGCTTGATACAAACGAGAAACTACAGGAGATCACCGGTCTCGACACCACGATCGATTGGAAGAACACCGGGGACAACTCGTACGACGGTGAAAAATTAAAACTACTAGTCCACGACGAAAGTGGGAAATGGGAAAGACCTACAAACATATTAAACAATTGGAGGGTAACTAAAACTTGTTTAAGACTAGGTTCTAGAATTATAGGTAAGTGTATGATGGGTTCAACATCAAACGCTTTAGACAAAGGAGGAGAGAATTTTAAAAAACTTTATTATGATTCAGATGTCACAAGCAGAAACGCCAATGGACAGACTCGTTCAGGACTCTATAGTTTGTTCATACCTATGGAATGGAACTACGAAGGATACATTGATTCTTATGGCCTTCCTGTATTCGAGGACCCAAAAAAACCGGTAGAAGGGCCTGATGGTTCTTTAATAAAGCAAGGAGTAATAGGTTATTGGCAAAATGAAGTTGAAGGATTAAAAAATGATCAAGACGGTTTAAATGAATATTACCGTCAGTTTCCAAGAACAGAGCAACACGCTTTTAGAGATGAAGCAAAGCAATCCTTGTTTAACTTAACAAAAATATACGAACAAATAGATTACAACGAAGATCTTAGAAATACATCGATAATAACCACTGGAAGTTTTATGTGGGAAAACGGCGTTAAAGACACTAAGGTTATATTTGTACCAAATAAAAACGGCAGATTTAATGTAAGCTGGGTTCCTAATATTGGTCTTCAAAACAGAGTTATAACAAAAGGTAATACAAAATATCCAGGTAACGAGCATTGCGGCGCTTTTGGATGTGACAGTTATGATATATCGGGTACAGTTGATAAAAGAGGTTCTAACGGAGCTTTACACGGTTTAACTAAGTTTAGTATGGAAGATGTCCCGCCTAACAGATTCTTTTTAGAATATATAGCTAGACCTCAAACTGCTGAAATATTTTTTGAAGATGTGTTAATGGCTTGTGTATTTTACGGTATGCCAATACTTGCAGAAAATAACAAACCTAGATTATTGTATCATTTTAAAAGAAGAGGCTATAGAGGTTACTCTATGAATAGACCTGATAAAAGATTAAACAAGCTATCTGTAACTGAAAGAGAGATAGGCGGAATACCAAACTCAAGTGAAGACATAAAACAAGCTCATGCTGCAGCAATAGAATCTTACATAGAGACATGTGTTGGAAGAACAGAAGCTGGTTACGGAGATATGTACTTTCAAAGAACGCTGGAAGACTGGAGTAAATTTAATATAAATAATAGAACAAAGCACGATGCTTCTATAAGTTCTGGTTTAGCTATAATGGCTTGCAATAAAAATCTATACTCACCAGTTAGTCCGGTGCAGAAAAAGATTTACGATTTAGGAATTAAAAGATATGACAATAGAGGTTCTACGTCTAAAATATTGAGATAAATGAAAATACAAACAAATACTGATAGTTCTTTCCCTAACCAGGTTGTTAGTGACGAAGTAAAAGCTAGTTATGATTACGGCTTACAAGTCTCTAGAGCTATTGAACAAGAATGGTTCAATCAAGGAAGAGGTAACGGTAATAGATATTTAAACAATTGGAATAGCTTTCACTCATTACGATTATACGCAAGAGGGGAGCAATCAATACAAAAATATAAAGATGAGTTGTCTATAAACGGCGATTTGTCTTATCTTAATTTAGATTGGAAACCTATACCTGTAATATCAAAGTTTGTAGATATTGTTGTAAACGGAATGTCCAATAAGAGCTATGAGATAAATGCTTTTGCTCAGGATCCATTTTCTGTAAAAAGTAGAACTGATTACGCTGCTGCTGTAGAACAAGATATGAACAACAAGATACTGCTTGAAAATATTAAGCAGGAATTGGGAATGGAAATGGCTACTACCGGTAGCTTAGAAGATCTTCCTGAAAGTAAAGAAGAATTAGATGTGCATCTTCAAATGACCGCTAAGCAAAATGTAGAAGTTGCTGAAGAAGAAGTTATAAATAATGTATTAGCTTTTAATAAGTACGATCAAATAAAAAAGCGCTTAGCTCAAGATTTAACTACAATCGGGATCGGAGCTGTTAAAACGTCTTTTAACAAGGCTGAAGGTATAGTTACTGACTATGTGGATCCTGCTAACATGATTTATTCATACACTGAAGATCCAAATTTCGAAGACATATATTATGTAGGTGAAGTTAAATCAATATCTTTAGCGGAACTTAAAAAACAATTCCCAGCACTATCACCGGCTGAATTAGAAAAAATACAGGATATGCCTGGTAATTCTCAGTATGTAACTAACTGGGGTAATTATGATGAAAATACAATACAAGTATTATACTTTGAATACAAAACATATTCAGATCAGGTATTTAAAATAAAGAAAACAGATCAAGGATTAGAAAAAACGTTAGAAAAGCCTGACACATTTAATCCACCTGCTAATGATAACTTTGACAGAATATCTAGAACTATAGAAGTTTTATACTCAGGAGCAAAGGTTTTAGGAACAAATATAATGCTGGAATGGAAACTTGCTGAAAATATGACAAGACCAACCGCTGATACTACAAAAGTAATGATGAATTACTGTATATCTGCACCTAGAATGTATAAAGGGCGCATAGAATCAATAGTTAGTAAAATTACTAGCTTTGCAGATATGATTCAAATAACGCATCTTAAACTACAACAAGTAATGTCTAGGATAGTTCCAGATGGTGTATTTTTAGATATGGACGGTTTAGCCGAAGTTGATTTAGGTAACGGTACAACATACAACCCAGCTGAAGCATTAAACATGTACTTTCAAACAGGTTCTGTTGTAGGTAGATCATTAACACAAGACGGTGAATTAAATAGAGGTAAAATACCTGTACAAGAATTAGCATCTTCAAGTGGTCAAGCAAAAATACAAAGTTTAATAGGTACATATCAGTATTATTTACAAATGATCAGAGATGTAACCGGGTTAAATGAAGCAAGAGATGGTAGTGCTCCAGCTAAAGATTCACTGGTGGGCTTACAGAAGATGGCTGCTAATGCTTCTAACATTGCAACTAAGCATGTACTAGACTCATTACTTTATTTAACTGTTAGAACTTGCGAAAATATAAGTTTAAAAGTAGCTGATGTTATTGAAAATCCATTAACAGAAAATGCTTTAACGAACGCTATAAGCACTTTTAATACAAAAACATTAGAAGAATTAATGAACTTGCAGTTGCATGACTTTGGTATTTACTTAGAGCTAGAGCCAGAAGAAGAAGAAAAAGCTTTGCTTGAACAAAATATTCAAGTAGCCTTACAAACAGGAGCAATAGCTTTATCAGACGCTATAGATATTAGGCAAATTAAAAATATAAAATTAGCTAATCAATTCTTGAAGCTAAGGCAAAAACAAAAAATCAAAAGAGAACAAGAGCAACAACAAGCAAATATTCAAGCACAAGCGCAAGCAAATGCTGAAGCTGCTGAAAAAGCTGCAATGGCTGAAGTGCAAAAACAACAAGCACTAACTCAAGAAAAAGTAAGTATAGAGCAAGCTAAGTCGCAGTTTGAAATACAACGTATGCAAACAGAAGCTCAAATAAAGAGAGAGTTAATGGCTGAAGAATTTAATTACAATATACAACTAGCTCAGGCTCAGATGGGTGCAACAAAAGCAAAAGAACAAGAAATTGAAGATCGAAAAGATCAAAGAATAAAACTGCAAGGTACACAGCAATCTGAATTAATAAACCAAAGACAAACAGAAGGATTACCTAAAAACTTCGAGTCATCTGGAAATGATGTCTTAGGCGGGTTTGGTTTAGAAGAATTTGGTCCTAGTTAGAATTACAAACAATTATTTAATTATATTATATTATGTCAGAAGTAAAACAAGAAGGGGATTTTAAAATTAAATCCAAAAAAACAAGCCCTAAAAATTTAGGCAATCAATCTAGTGAACCTATAAAGGTTAATATAGACGAAGTAAAAGAGCCGGTAATTGAGGATACTACCAAGGTAGTAATACCAGAAGTTAAAGAAGATGTAGTCGATGATCCTGTTGTAGTTGTTAACGATACACCGGATGATACTACACAAGATGGTATTATAGAAATTGTAGATGAAGAACCCGCTC